GTAGAGTAGGGTTCAAGCGAACTCGAAATGGGAAACACAAAACAAGAGCCAAATGGTTCTTTTTTTGTGGTGATATAGTCTGACCTTTATGGAAACATAAAGAGATATAACGGATGCGGTTATATCGTAACAATTCGTAGGTGAATGGGGCTTATTGGGACGTTCTGTGTTTGACTCCAAGGCTTTATCAGAAAGAATGACAGAAATTAAAAATAGACCATACACACAGGGAACATTTGTGTTTGAGTATGAGAATGAAAGAATTATTGACGAGTCAATTAAGTTTATTGAAGATTCTAAAGGATATTTAAGAGTATTTGTAGAACCAGATGAGAACACGCCATATGTGATTGGTGGTGATACTTCCGAAGGCGGTTATGACTGGTCGATTGGTCAAGTCTTAGATAACACGACAGGAGAACAGGTTGCTACTTGGAAGGGTCAAATGGACACTGACTTATATGCAAAGCAAATGTACTGCCTTGGGAAATATTACAACAACGCACTGATTGCGATAGAAAGCAACTTTGACTTGCATCCGATCAAGGAATTACAAAGACTTGGATATAAGAAACAGTACCAGCGAGAAACAATCGACAAAATATCAAGAAAAGTACACGCAAAGTATGGCTTTCAAACAAATCGTGTAACCAGACCAGTTATTATTGATAATCTAAAAATTATCGTTCGTGAGAGTTGTTACTTGATAAACGATTACCAAACACTAGACGAAATGATGACGTTTGTTATAAACGATTCTGGAAAGCCAGAAGCCATGGACGGCAAACACGATGACTTGATTATGGCGCTGGCAATTGCTTACAAAGCAAGAGAGCAACAAAGCTATCAAAGAATTGCTGACAAAGAAAAGATAACTGGTACTTGGTCAATACCGGAACTAAAATGGAAAGGTTTTACTACGTTTGAAATAAAGAAGATGGAGAAAAGTGGGCAAATCAAACTAGTTGGAGGGTAACGGTATGGATGTTAGCGAAGTACTCCGCAAGGGTGTAATTGAGCATAACTTGTCCGAAGATTTTGACACACTAGAACTGTATATCGTTTCAGATGTGCATGTTGGTGATAATGCTTTTGAAGAACAAGCCTTTTTAAAGTTTGTTGATGAAATTGCAAGTGTTCCAAACCGTTATGTAATTCTAGCAGGAGATTTGATTGACAACGCACTAAAACACAGTAAAACAAATTCTTACAAAGCCACAATGTCTCCAAGAGACCAGAAAAAGTACATATGTAGAGTTTTAGACAAGATAAAACACAAGATATTGTGTATTGTAGACGGAAATCATGAAATGCGATCTAGCGATGCTTCCGACAACAATATTGGCGAAGATATTGCAATGATATTGGGTGTGCCAAGCCTGTATAGAGAAGATGAAGCCATACTAAAGATTACATTTGGAAAAAAAGAAAACAATCGTAGACAATGCTATACTGCCAATGTCTTTCATGGTTCTGGTGGAGGTGCTACTCCTGGTGCTGCAATCAATTCCGTTGTGCGACGTTCTAATAATATTGTTGCTGACTTTTATGTTTGTGGTCATTTTCATAATAAAGTTGTGCATAAAAATAGAGTTAGATTGATTGATTTGCAAAATAAAATGATAAGATATGTAACAAGGCTATTCGTTGTTTCTTCTAGCTGGAAAGGATATATGGAAGGCTGGGAAGCAATCAAAGGTTTTGTTCCAGGAGAGCCTGGAAGTGTGAAAATCATATTACATTCAAAAGTAAAGAAAATGGATGCTATTATTTAATCTGGAGGACTTATGAAGCCAGTATGCTTGATGTTGGATGAAATGACACCAGAAATAAAAGATATTCTTGCAGAGTTTGTAGATTTTAAATATCCAGATGACAATTCTGACCATAGCCATGACTTTTCCTTTGTTTATACAGGATTGACTCCTGTTGTGACCAATGCTCCTGTGTTCTGTCCTTGTACTGGTGTTGAACACATTGATTCTCCAAAGATTACACATCTTGGTGATGAGTTTAAGAATGAATTTTCTAAAATGGTAACTTCTACGGCAGAGCACACTGTTTCGTTGATGCTGCAACTATTGAAACAAAACAAGATGCAGATACTACACAAAAAAATAGGAATTATAGGGTATGGAAGAATTGGCAAGCTAGTTGGCAAAATGTTAAGTGGATTTGATTGCTATGTGGCACATGCTGACAAAGAGCATGACTGGAAAGAGCTTTTGCAGTCTTTTGATATAGTGACGATACACATGCCGCTAGAAGAAAGCACAGAGAGAATATTTAACGCAGAGATGATAAGCAGAATGAAGGATGGCGCATTACTAGTTAATACGGCAAGGCATGGGATTGTTGATGAGGTTGCAATCATTCAAGCCTTAAAAAGTGGAAAGCTGATGGGATATGCACATGACTTTAATCCAGTTTCGGAAAGAGATACAGACGAAAGATACCAACTATGGTTCAATAGTGGAGTACATCATAAGATTATTGCAACTGACCACATCGGAGGAAATTGCATGGAAGCCAGAAAGGCTACAGACGCATACATTGTTAGAAAAATATTACAATACATAGAAGCTATTTGATTGTGGAGGAATCGCCATGAATAAAACTATGCTATGCTATAGTTGTTTGGGATGCAATCGCCTAGAAGATAAAAGTTTTCATGGAACAGTAAAATGTAATGACTACAGACCAGAAAAGCAGAATACATTTGTAGACAGAATCTGCAAAGAATGGGAACAGAAAAAAATAGAGAAGAAAAACAATTAATTTTATTTTCGGAGGGCATTATGCTTACCAACAAAACAAAAATTATTTTAGACGCTTGTGGAAACCACAACGGAAACATGAGAATGATTGAAAAAATGATTTCTTATGCAAAAGAGTCGGGTGCAGATTACATCAAGTTCCAATTGTTTGATGCTGATGAGCTAAATAGAGACTGGGAAAACTACGAAGAAAACCATAGGTACTACTCGGAAATTCAACTGGATGCAAATAAGGTTTCCAGAATAATCAATTTGGCAAACGAAGTCGGTATAAAAGTATTATTTACTGCATTTTCTTTGAATATGGCGAGAATGTTGCACTCACTTGGACAAAAAGAAGTTAAAATTGCTAGTCCAGACGCTGACAACTGGGAACTGATTCTATTTTGTGTTTTAAACTTTGAACGTGTATTCGTTTCCACTGGAATGATAGATACGAGAAACTTAATTAGACTAAAACAGCTACTTAGAAGAAATGACGTTTTATTTTATTGTATTAGCAAGTACCCAACAAAGCCGCAAGACATTGATTATGACAAAATGGCTTTATTTGATGGATTTTCAGACCATACTGAAACCATTGAATCCTCTAAGAAAGCAATCGACCTAGGAATAGAATGGATTGAAAGACACTTTACACTTGGTAAGTTCTTGCCAGGCAGAGACCACAAACTATCATCAACACCAGACGAAATTAAAGACTTGTGTTCACATAGAGATTATGTGCAAAAATGCGAAGCTTATAAAGTGAGGTGGACAAATGGCAACTAGACATATTGTCCATGTTATTACAAATAGAGCATCATATGGCAGAGTGCTAAATGTTTTAAAAGAAATTAAAAACACCGATGGATTAAAGCTGACAATTGTAAAAGCAGGAGCTGCAATTGATTTAGACATTGACTTTGAAGCGGATTATTTGCTTCATTGCTTGGTAAATGACGATAGCCATGCTGCAATGGTTAAAACTGCTTCCTTGATGGCAATAGAATGTTCTACATTATTTAATATTATCAAGCCAGACATTGTGCTGATACATGGAGATAGATACGAACAACTTGGAGTTGCAATGGCTGCAAGCTACTTAAATATTCCAATTGCACATACAGAAGGCGGAGAAGTGAGTGGCTGCATCGACGATAAAGCAAGAAACGCAATCACTGCATTGGCTGATATTCATTTGCCAGTAACAAACAAAGCATTTATGAAGCTACACTTTATGAATGGTGGTAATATATATTGGGTTGGTAGTCCTGCTATAGACCTATGCAAAGAAGCCGTAGAAAGCGATTTAAACCATTATAATGACGAGCCATACATTCTTGTGCTATATCATCCAAACACAACGAATAAAGAGCAAATAAAGCCTATGATTCGTGCCTTGGACAGAATGCCAGTCAAGAAAATATGGATTAATTCAAACATCGACGCAGGAAGCAAAGAGATTGCAAAGTTATTGCATAAAACAGATTGGGAGTTTAAAAAGAATTTAAGTCCAAAAGAATATTATGTGCTTTTAAATAATTGTGAAGTGGCAGTCGGAAATTCATCATCGTTTATTAAAGAAGGTGCATTCCTTGGAACTCCTGTTGTCATAGTAGGAAATAGACAAGAGAATAGAGAACATCAAGAAAATGTCATGTTTGTTACTGACAACAACGATATTTTAATAGAAACTGCAATAACACATCAAATAAGGCACGAAAGATACGAGTCAAGTCATGCTTATGGAGATGGAACGGCAAGCAAAAAAATTGCGATGATTTTGCAGGAGGTTACTCTATGAAAATACTAGGAGTTATACCAGCTAGAAAAGGTTCTGTCACAATAAAGAATAAAAACTTATATCCGATTTGCGGCGTACCAATGATTCAGTATACGTTGACAGCTGCATGTGAAAGCACTCTAGACGAACTTGTGATTTCTACTGACTATGATCCTATGATATTTGAAGGCGATGTAAATATTCTGCAAAGACCAGAACACCTAGCAACAAGTAAAGCAAAGATGATCGACGTAATGACACACGTTATGAACTATTTTGATTATGACGCATACATGATACTGCAGCCTACATCTCCATTAAGATTAATAGATGATATAGACGGAGCGATAGATAGATTTTTGGCTGAAAAAAATCCAACTAGTTTATACAGCGGATATTACATGGGATTAAAATTCAAGAATAAAGTATACGACAAAATGGAAAACGAACCACATTTTCAACGAAATGGGGCGATTTTTCTTATGACAAAAGAATTATTAAAACAAGGAAAACTGTGGGATGACAATGTAATTGAATTTGAAATGCCAAAATCTCGTTCAATAGATATAGACGATATGGACGATTTGGAAATGGCAGAAGCAATGATTGCATGTGATGTTTTCGGAGATTAGATTTTTTTGGAGGGATGGCGATGCTAAACTGCTTGTTAATTGGATATGGAGAAATTGGAAAAGGTTTTAAAGAAGCCTACGAAAAATATCATAACTTTGACGCAATAGATATTAACATAAAGTACCCAAGAAAGTATTTTAATTATGACATTATGTTTATTGCTATTCCATTTACTGAAAACTTTGTAGAAAATGTTAAGAGTTATCAAACCATTTACAGTCCTAAAGCAACAGTAATTTTGTCTACGGTTGAAGTCGGAACGTCAAGCAAACTAGAAGCCGTACACGTTCCAATAGAAGGGAAGCATCCATATTTGGCAGACAGCATAAAGAAATGGCAAGTGTTTATGGGTGGTAAAAACAATATTGCTTACAAGTTCTTTGCAGATGCAAACAAGATAGTGTATCAACTAGAAAAGCCGGAACACACAGAGTTTTTGAAGCTGCAAAGCACAACGAATTATGGAATTATGATTGAATACGCACGATATGTTAGCGAGTGCTGCAAGAAAATTGACATGGATTACAACGAAGTCATTGCATTTAATACGGCATACAATCAATTGTATAAATCGATGGGCATGCAAAACTTTCAACGATATATACTAACACCGCCAGAAGGTGCAAAGCAAGGACATTGTGTAACGCCAAACGCAAAAATATTGGCAAAGCAATTTCCGAATGTAATCGCTGACATTGTGGCAGAGGTGAAACTATGATAATGAATATTGTTTTTTCTATATGTTGTGGTTTTATGTTTTACAAATACTATATATTGAATAAAAAGGTTATAGAATTGACTCAAAAGAAATGTGGATGCAAAGAAGTATCTAAGACAAAAGACCCATATAAAGACTGGCGTGACCCAAGCACTGGATTGTTAAAGTCAAGAAAAAATACAATGATTTGAGGTGACGATATGCCATTAAAAAAAGGAAGCTCACAAAAAACAATTAGCAAGAACATTAAAGAATTGATGAGTACTGGCAGACCACAAAAGCAAGCGATTGCGATAGCGTTAACAGAAGCTGGAAAATCTAAAAAGCAAAAAAAGAAAAAATAAAAGAACAATCTTCTGAAAGGAAGTGAAATAGTGTCGTACATGGAGAATGACAAAGAAAAGAAAAGAATGGAAAAGAATATGCGTCGGCAAGACTTTATGACGCAAGATGAAATGAACGAAGTTGATAAATGGATTACTAAAATTAATCACAACAAAGGATATATGTCTGAATTTTACAGCCGTTGGAAGGGCGAGGACGAAGCCTATAGAAACGACCAGCCAATGACTCCGAACAGACCAAACACAAGAGTTGGCATACTCAATGCTATCATTGAAACTAGAGTTTCTTCTTTGGTGGACAAAAACATTGCAGTTGTTTGTAGAGGTGAAGGAAAGTCTGACCAATCATTTGCAAATTGGGGCAGAGTTGGTTTGGAGTGGACACTACGGAAGAATGGATTTAAAAAGGTATTGGCAGTCCACGAGAGACGAAGATCACTTCATGGCGCAGGCTTATTTAAAGTTTTTTTTGATCCAGACGCATTGCATGGATTTGGTTTGACAAAGATTACTTGTGTGCCGCTAAACAAAATATTTATTGATACCAAAGTAAAAGACCCACTAAGATTCCAAGAAGCAGAATACATAGCAGAAACGATACGTTTGTCGGAAGAACAGTTTGAAAGTCTGTATGGCGAGGATAAAGCCGATGCAATTGATTATGGAAACAATGCAATAGAAGATACAACAACTTTCAACGAAGATGAACTATTTTATGACGATGCAGACGGAGCAACATTAATACAGCTGTGGACTAGACACAAAGGAAAGTTGAGATTAAGAGAAATCTCTGGTTGTGGTGTTCTATTGTACGATAGCCATAAAGAAGGCATGAGAGATGATAACCAAAAGAACAAAAAGTTTAACCATGTAAGTTATTACAGCTTTGTAAATGACCAATATCCTTACTTTTTTACTGGCATGTATCAAGAAGAAGGTAGGCTGTGGGGATTTGGAGACGGATGGCTATTGACACCACTACAAAACATGCTGAATGACTTATACGATAAAATAAGAATGTCGGCTAGACCACATTTGATATTGTTTGACCCAAACAGCGAGGTAGATTTAGAGGACTTTGACGAAAACTCACTAGAGCCAAGACCGGCAAGCCTTTCTAGTGGCAAACGAAGTCGGCATAAAGGTATTATTTACTGCATTTTCTTTGAATATGGCGAGAATGTTACACTCACTTGGACAAAAAGAAGTTAAAATTGCCAGTCCAGATGCTGATAACTGGGAATTGATTCTATTTTGTGTACTAAACTTTGAACGTGTATTCGTTTCCACTGGAATGATAGATACAAAAAACTTAATTAGACTAAATCCATTCTTCCGTAGTGTCCACTCTAAACCAACTCTGCCCCAATTTGCGAATGATTGGTCAGACTTTCCTTCGCCACGACAAGTCACCGCAATGTTTTTATCTACCAAAGAAGATACTCTGGTTTCAATAATAGCATTGAGTATTCCGACTCTTGTATTTGGTCTGTTCGGAGTCATTGGCTGGTCGTTTCTATAGGCTTCGTCCTCGCCCTTCCATCGACTGTAAAATTCAGACATATATCCTTTGTTGTGGTTAATTTTAGTAATCCATTTATCAACTTCGTTCATTTCATCTTGCGTCATAAAGTCTTGCCGACGCATATTCTTTTCCATTCTTTTCTTTTCTTTGTCATTCTCCATGTAAGACACTTTTTCACTTCCTTTCAGAATCTTGT